TATTTGCTTGACTTGGTTCTTTAAATACCCATAATGCTTGATTACCTGGTACTAATGCTTTTACTGCTGCTAAATCTAATCCTTCATTGTAATAATCTAAATCACTTATATATGTAGGATCATTTAAACTTGAATGCCATACTACATTTGGATATGTTGGATTACCACTAAAGAATACCCTATTATCAAATGTTGTTACTATTGAACACTTTAATATTCTATCTGCATAACCACTTACTTCTTTTTGGTATGTTATTACTACATTACTTTGTCCATCTGTAGCAGGTACTGATGGTGCTTCATTAAATGTTACTGTTCCACTTGATACATTATAGGAATAATCAGTAGTAGGTATTATTTCATCATTTACCCTTACTTCTGTTACTGTATCTATTACTGGTGCATCTAAATGATATTCTGTAGAAGTTCCATCTCCTACAAACTCATTCTTTCTAAATGGTGATAACATATTTACATCTTCATATATTGCTCCACCACCTGTTGGTGTTCTACTTATTGATGTTGTAGGTATATATCCAACTACATTAGAAGCAGTTGTTCCATTGAATTGTACATATTTTGTATTATCCTTAATATAAAGAATATTGTTATATACAAAAAATGTACTCTTTACTGGTGCTAGTCCTGAATATATTTCAGTTGGTTGTGTTACATCTGAACTTGGTAGGATTAAATCATATAGCTTTGTACCACTATGTACTACTAAATGTTGTTGTGTGTTTACAGTATAAAAAAAGAACCCATATACAGGATTACTAAAACTTTTAAATAATGCTGTAGATGGGCGAGTTTCTATTGCTTTTCCTAAATCTCTGTAGTTCTTCCATACATTTAGAGCATCTGGACTTCTATTTAGTGATACATCTTTACCAGTAAAATCTACTCCTCTAAAGTCAGTGTATACTCTTGTTATTAAGTTTCCACTTACTGCCATCTATATCAACTCCATTCCATTTGCATCTATGTAAATTGATCCTGTGTTATATCTTGAATCAAGTCTTTGTAACATTGTTTCATATCTTTGTTGATATATTTGTCCATATGAGTTACTTACATCACTCTTAAGTAGGTCTGCTGCTGCTCCATATGGTAATATCTCTAAAGCATCATCACTTAATTCAAATACATATTCAGAATCTGTTGTATCATCATCTATTCTTGTAGGATATTTATAGTAATAAATTGTAATATGTCCTGCTTCTGGTATCTTGTAATAGTTCATATTTACATCTATTTCTCTTTCATTTCCTTCTAAATCAGTAAATCTTATATTATCTAATTGATAAAAGTTATCTATGTCTTTCAAGTTATACTCTAATCCATGTAATTCTATGTATTCTTCAGTATAGTCTTGCTCTAGTTTTTCAGGTATCTTTTTCATTCTTGCTAATTCAAACATAACTTGGTTGATTACATCATTTAGTTTTGCACTTATATCAGGATCATCTGTATAAGTTGCACCTTCATTAGTTTCTTCTATAAGTCTTAATATCTTATATTTCATTTCTTGTAATGTCATAAATACCTCCTATAGGTCTACATTTAATTCTTCTCTTGCTTCTTCTATTGTCATAAAAGGTTCTAAAGGTTTTATATATCCTCTACCTTCTTCTTCAAATATCAAATATTCTCCTTCTTCTAAATGGATAGTAGTATCATATGTACTTTCATATCCTTCTCCTGTTACTTTCATTATTGTATGTAATGTTAAATCTTTTAATGTTTGTTCTACATTTTCATTCTTAAATTCTAATTCTAATTCTTTTGTTACTTTTATTCCTGGTTCTGTATCTAAACTAGGTTTTTTAATTAGTCTTAAATACTCCATATTTCCTCCTTTTGGTCATGCTTGGTAGAGTTGCACTACCTAACCTCTAAACATGATAAAAAGGCCATTTCTGGCCTTGTATTAAGATGCTAATGGTACTTTTACTACTTGGATTCTTGCTTCATCAATTACTTTAGCTCCAAATGTATCTAAACCTCTAACAATATCTTTGAAGAATTTTTCACTTCTCATTGATTCTACATCATTGATTTGTCCAGCAAATGCAATTGCTTTCTTACCTCTGATATCACAATAAGCATATTTAGTAGTTCCTGTTGTGTCTTTTGCCATGTTGTTACTCATGATAACTTCAAATCCATCATACATACCAACAACTCCTCTTTTAATGTATTCAGGATTGTCTGTTGATAATGTGATTAATTCAGTTTTTACTAAATTATAAGCATCTGGTGTAATTTCAATTACTCCTTCTTCATCAAAGTTTCTTTCTCTTAATGCTACTATTCCTGCATCAATTGCTGCCATTACATTAGCTGCAGTTCTTCCTGCTGCAGTTGTTACATTTGCTGCAGTAGTTACTCCTTTAATTAAGTTAGCTACATATGTATCTCTCTTAACTGCTAATCCATGTACTGCTTTTGCTTGATATCTTTCTGGTAATCCAGGTACACTTTGTGCTTTGTTGATATCATCTACATAGAATGCAAAATAGTTTGCTTGGTCAATTGTTAATGTTTGACCTTTGTCTGTCATTTCTTCAATTGTGATTCCTGCAGAAGTTACTGCTGTATAATCTCCAATTGTTGGTTCTCCAACTCCTAAAATTTTAACTGAACGAGCATATTTTACATCTCCTTCATAATCTCTTAAACAGTTTTGAACTAATTTAGTTTTTAATTCAAGATCATCTTGAATCTTTTTACTCCATATTGTTTGTATAAAATTTGTTACTGCCATTTATAATACCTCCCTTAATTTTTTAGGAAAAGTACATTACCACTTAGTCATTGACCTTTCTACTGCTCTAAAAAGTTCAGGATTGTTATCAAAATCTTCTTTTGTAAAACTCCTTGCTTCTTCTACTGTATAAAAGTCTTTAACCTCATTTGAGTCTTTTATAGTCCTCATGCTTCCTGCACTTTCCTTTCTTGCAGAACTTGTTTTTTGATATATCTCATATATCTCTTGTATAGGAGTATTTGAATTGAATTTATTAGCAAACTTTTTAAAGTTATCACTATTATATATCTTTTCATCTGCTCCTATTTCTTGTAGACTTCCTAAATTTTGTCTACTATTTAATTCTTCTTTTAATTTTTCAAGTACTAGATTCTCTCTTTCAGTTAATGGTTCTTCTTCCATATTTGAAATTTCTTCTTCTAGTTCTTCTGTTGAAGCTAATGAATCAATAATTTCTCTAGCATCAGCATTTGCTAATATTTTTAGATCATCATCATCAGTTTCATCTTCACTTTCTTCATAGGTAATTCCTTTTTTAGAATAAAAATCTCTACTTTGTTGTAGAGTATCATCTAAATTATCAGTACCTAATCCTTTTTGAGTTAAGTATTCTAGTTCTTTATACTTTGATAATTCACTATTATACTTTTTCTCTAGACTTTTCTTTTGTCTAGCAAGTCTTTTTTGAGTATACTTGTCTAGCTCTTCTTGTGTGAACTTTCTTTCAGGTTCACTAACAGTTTCTTCTGTTATTGTTTCAGTAGCATTGTTATCTTTTTCAACTTCTTCAGTTGGTTCAGTTTCTAGCTCTTTAACTTCTTCCATTTTTCCTCCCTCATTTAAAGTCTGGTAGACTATTCCATAAAGTTTAATGAGATTAATGTTTGCTCATGTACTCTCTTATAAGTACCATAGAATAGATAGTGAAATGTAAATTGTATTTAGCTTTATACTTAACATTATCTACTCTATGCTACCTACTAGAGATAGCATTTAGACAGTTAAAAATATAAAATTGGTACTCTTTATAAGTACCACCTAGATAATAAGTAGTACAAAAGCAACAACTCCTAAAAGACTAAATGAGTTGTATTCATAACCTACTATCTAGGTGCTACCTACCAAGTAGCACTTTACCAATTAAAACAATAGAACTAAGTGTTCCTACCATTAGTGCTTTAATAAGCACTGTGTATGCTAATAAGTATCCTGAAGAAAACAACTTTAAAAGACTAGAAATAAGTTGTTATTATTACCTACTAACATACACACTACCTACTAAAGATAGTGTATAAAAAAAGAAGTCTATGCTTCTGTTGTTTGTGGTGCTGCTTGTAATTGTCCAGCTCCACTTTGATTTAACATACCTTCAACTTGATTTGGATTATATCCACCCATTTCATTAGGTACTATTTGATTTGTATTCATTAATTGATTTATATATTCTTGCATTAATGATCCTTGTTGTTGTATCTCCTGAATCTTCTTTTGATTCTCTTCTCTTGTTTTTACAAGTTCTTCTAGTTTGCTCTTAGGCATAACTGAATCATTGTCTAATAAGCTTGTAAAGTCTTTTAACCATGCTGTATTCATAAAGTTAGGACTTTGTGCTAAATTCTCTAAACTTAATTCTTGTGCATATCTATCATAACTACTCTTTGGTGTTACATCTACACTTATTATTGCTTCTAAGTTTTCTATTTCTGTTGCACTAACTTTTAGTGTCTTAACTTCTTCTTCTTGACTTAATGGATCAGTTTTAATTTCTTCTAGTGTTAATCCATCTTCATAATATGTTTTTAAATGGTCAAACCATATTCTTCCATAATCTTCTACTGCTTGGTTAAAGTTAGATACTTGGTCATTTAATGGTTGTTGAGATGCTCTTTGTACTGCTAGTATTGCTTTACCTGAAGCACTTTCTGGATTAACTTGTCCTGTTGCTGTTGAACTTGCATTTGCTAGTTCTCTTGTAGTGTTTATAAGTTCTTGTCTTAATTGTGCTACATCAGGACTCATTTGTTGTGGTCTTGTTATTGCAAATACTTTATTTACATCTTCTAACATTTCTCCTTTTGCTTCTATTATTCCACCTACTTGTGATATGGAACTTGGATTAATTATCTTATCTTTTAAATATATTTTTTGAGGATAAGCTATGTTTTTAGCTGTTAGACTTGCTCTCATCAAGTTCTTGTTTACTTCTATTTGATTACTTATATATGGTAGAACTTCTCCTATTCCTCTTGCTGTTCCCATCTTTTCTTCCCATACTAAATGAAATAATGGATATCTAGATAATCCTGTATCAGTATTTTCTTTTATCTTTACATACTTTGTACTCTTTTCAAAATGAACTTTACCATCTTCCTTAAAGAACTTTGTTAATACTGTTACTTTATCATCAAACTCTTGTTTATCTGCTCCTGCTTCTTCTCTAAAATCTTTATCTCCAACTATCTTTTCAATATTTTCATTACTACAATCATATCCTTCAGCTAGATTTCTTGCTTCTATTACTGTCATTCTTTGTTTAATTATGATATATGGTTGCTTTTGTAAATCTTCATTTGTTTCATCTGCATAGAATACATCACTCTTGCTTAATATTTCTGTTTCTTCTGTTTCTTCTTTATCATCATGATATACATAACCTATGGATTCACTTGTTACTGCTGCTTCTTTAGCCATCTTCCTGAACTTTTTATCCATCTCATCTCTTTCATAATGTCTTGCTATTCTAGAGTTAAGTAATTCACAGATTTGTCTTGCTTTCTTTCTATGTTTTGTATTATCTACATTATCAGCATTAAATCTTATTGCTCTTAGACTTTCTAATACTACTCCTAATTTATAATTAATTATTGGTTTAATAAAGTTTAATGTTACTGGTTCTACACTCTTTACTCTTAATCCTTCCCATTGATCTCCATTGTAGAATCTTATTGCTTTGTTTGTTTCATCAAATCTATTTTCCATATATGCATAGTTTAATGCTTGTTCATATAATTCCCATGTATCAGTTGTCTTTATTTCTTCAGTATCCATCTCTTACCTCCTATCTTGGTAGTTCTTTTTGACCTTTTGAATCTCCACTATAATTATCTATATTTGCTAATTCAGTTTGTAATAGTTGTTCTTCTCTATTGTATTCTTGTATTCTTTTCTTTTCTTCTTTAGCTTCTTTAACTATCTTTACAGGATTTACTGTTATCTTTTCTCTTGCTGCTGTCTTTTGTCCTAAGATTATTCCAATTACTATACTAAATAAATTTAATGTTGCTAATAATATTACTTCAATCATTTCCATTTTAAATTACCTCTATTTGTTCTCCATAATCACTTTCTATTGGTTTTTCTATACTAAAATTAAAATACTTTTCACTTACTACATTTGGTGTTTCTGTTGCTTCAGCATGAGATACACAAAAGTACCTTAATGCATCTGGTATATGTGTTATTTCATGTGGTTCATTTGCTACATCATTTGGTTCTTTATCATCATGTTGTAATTGTGGTAAACATCTTATTAAATTAGTACAGTTACTAAATATCTTTAATCTACTTGTTTTTATTGCTTCTCCTGTTTGTTCATTCCTTGTTTTGTATGGATGAATCCACTCTTTAACATTTAACCACCCTGCTATTCTATTATTACTTGCTTTTATAAAGTCTATTCCTGCATTATAGAATAACTCACTTGTACTCTTTCCTGTATCTCTATTCCTATTAAATAAATCAGGTGGTGCATATATTCCTTTATATTGTTTTCCTCTCATTATGCTTTTTAGTGTTTGTATAGCTTCACTTACTATCAAATCACTTTTATATATCTCATTGTATACATATGCATTGCCTCTTGTATCCATTGCTACAAATACTACTGCAAACATATCTAATCCATAGTCTAATGCAATGTATTTATTCCATTCATCAGGTATTACAAATGGTTCTATTACATGGATACTTCTATTAAATTCAGGAAAAAACTGTCCATCAAATATATCCCAATTACCATATAACATTGCTTGTTTTCTATCTTCTGGTAGATTCTCTAGTGTTTTTATATATCCTGGATCATTCTCCATTAAATACTTATTTTCAAATACTAGACTAGGTATAAATTTATAATCATCAGGATTTTCAGTTTCTCTATAATCTCTATCTATAAATAATCTTTTTACCCATGCATGACCTACTCCACCAGGATTACAAGTAAAGTACATTCTAGGTTTAAATTCCTTTTTTAAATTTCCACTAAGTCTGTTTGATTCTGTTAAAGTTTGAAATTGAAATTCAGTAAACATAGTAGCTTCTTCTAACACTATAACTTCATATGCTTGTCCTTGATATTGCAATACATCTTTTTCAGCATCACAATAACCTAATACTATTCTTGAACCATTTGGAAATATAAACTCTTTTGAGCTATCTCTATATACTGCTATATCTTTTAATAGCTTTTGCAATTGTAATATATGGTTTTCTCTTAATTCCTTTAATGTTCTTCTTAAAAGCAATATTTGTATTCCTGGATAATATAATGCTAATAATGTCATTTTAATTCTAGATACATGAGATTTACCTCCACCTCTTGCTCCACCATAGCATATATATTTATTAGTTGCTTTACAGAATTCTATTTGTTTTGGATAAAGTTCTCCTATATCATAATTCACTTTGATAAATCCTCTAATTCTTTACTCATTGTTATTTTTAGTTCTTGGTTTTCTGTTGATTCTCCTTGAACTAATCTATTCTTATCTATCAATGTTCCCATTGAAGTTGTTATCTCATTTAATGTATGTGTTCTAACTTTCTTTAACTGTGATATTTCTTCTCTATTAAAATCGTTATCTTTACAAGCTGTGTTTGTTAATATTTCAATTGCTTGATCTATCTTTTCAGTATCTTCCATTGCTCTATTTACTTCTTTTTCTAATAGTTTATTCATTTTATCTATAATCCTATTAGAAGCTTTTACAAATCTTTCTCCTTTTTCAATTCTTATTTGTTCAAATTCAGGAGTAGTTTCATATTTTCTAATAATTTCATGTAAACTTGATTTAGGTATATCTAATAATCTTGAAGTTTCAGCTAAAGAATAATTAGTAGCATATACAGATAACATATTATATATTTCTTCTTTAGTATAATGTGGTTTGCCTTTTATCTTACCCATAATCCATTCCTCCTGTTATACCTATGCTTAACCCTCACTAGCTCTTTATATAGGTATCTAGTTCCCTTATATCTCCCTTTTATTTACCATCTATCTAAATAATATGGTTTTATTAATAACTTCCCTTTTGAAGTTTTATCTTTTTTATGTTTATCTTCAAATGTAGATAATAAGTACTCTATTATTTGTCTTTGTTCTTGTGTTGGTTCATGTTGTTGTTTATTTATAAACTCAAATATCTTATTTAATGCTATATAAGTATCAGGATCAGCAAATTCAATGGTGTGCAAGTATTGATGTGGTTTACTCATTAATAAAGCACCATTCTCAACAATTTCTAACCCTCCATCACATTTCTTTATAATATGATGAAATGTCATTTGATTCCTTACTATCTTGTAATTCATCCAATCCAAACCACTCAATGGTTTGTATATCCTTAACATCTCCCTCGTTATTTGTTTCATATAACTTTTGCTCCAGCTCTTTTATTCTATTCATTAAATTTACATTTGCTTCAACTAACAAATTCCAATCATGTTTCATCTCGTAGTAGCTATCAATTATTCTTTTGTTTTTATACAAATCCATATATAACTCCCCTTTGCTACCTCAAATACACTAGCAAGGAGAACTTTGCTAATGTATTTCAGCCAACAAAAAAGGAGAAATTAATTCTCCAATAAGAAAAAGACCTCTGTGAAATAATTTAATACTTCACAATATCATAGTAACATAGTTTTTAATGCATTTTAATGCAAGTTATTTTTAATTTCATTTAGATGCCTCCATATTGTGCTTTGATCCATTGGTACTCTTTTTTCTATTTTGTATGTAGATAAATTATCTAAAAAGTAATATTTGTATATAATATCATTCCAATCCTTGCTTTTTCTTAGTTCATCTTCTTTCACTTTTAATAATCTTTCTCTATCATCTAATATTGATCTTGCTTCTGCTAATCTTTCATCTATTTTTTTGTTTTCTTTTATTATTATGTAATCATCAAATGCATCTCCAATTTTGCCACCATTTACTTTTTCTTTATCATACTTTGTTGCTTGTGGTTGTGTTTTTGAAAATAGTTCTTCTTTTTCTTTGACTATATCATTATATTGTCTTTGTGCATTATTAAATCTATTCTTATATTTGTGATATTCTATGTAAATCATATTCCCCCATTTCCAAACTCTCTTGATATTTGGTTTTCTAACACTCTTATTTGAAGTTTTGTGCTTTGTATAGCTTCTTGATTTGCATTGTATATTACTTCAGCTACATCTCTTTCAAATCTTAATTTTGCTATTTCAGGATATCCATATATAACTGTTTGAATTAGAGTTACAGGTACTCCATTTTCTCTTAACTCCAATGCTTTTTTATTTACTGCAATTTTATATTCTTTTTCACTTTCTGCATATGTTGTACCTGTTTCTCTTAACTTCTTTATACTTATATTTAATTCTTTTATTTTTTGTTGTAGTTCATTTAATAAATCCATATCTAAAATGGTAGATCATCATCTGTTATTTCTAAATCTTGTTCTATAATCTCTTCTTCTACTTTCTTCCCCATTTCTCCAAATGGATCATCATCAGTTATATCCTGAAATTCACTTTTTGGTGTTAAAAATTCTAATTGATTTACCATTACATAATATCTAGTTCTTTTGTTTCCATCTTTATCTTCATAAGAATCACTTGTAAGCTTTCCTGTTATTCCTATTTGATTTCCTTTGTGTTGATACTTACTCAAATTTTCAGCTGTTTTATTCCAGCATATACAAGGTACAAAATCTGTTATTTCTCCATTTCCTACTGCTAATGTAAAATCACATACAGCTTTATTTGTTTTTGTGTATCTTACTTCAGGATCTCTTGTTAATCTTCCTATAATATTTACTATGTTCATTTTATTCTCCTTTTTCTTTAGGTTCTACTTTATAAGCTAACAAATGTGCAACCAAATTTTGATATGTATGTATGCTTTTTATTTCCATCATCAATGGAATTATTGGTATATCATTTTCATTAATAAATTTCCCTAAATCTTTATCATATTTTATTTTTTCTAATTCTCTTTTACTTTCTTTTGGTATTCCCATTTTTGAATATTTACCACTATATGTTTCTAATGCTTTATCAAATTCTTTATTATTGTACATTTCCTTATAACATTTTTTTATAGCTTCAGCCATGTTTATTTTTTCTTTCATATAATCCTCCTATTAACTAAAATCTTTTATTGTTGTTTGTTTTGTTTTTTTTTGTTTTTCTTCAGGTTCTCCTAACATTACAACTTGTCTTTTTAATACACTAAGTGTATATTTTTTTTCATATAAATCATCTAGTGTTAGTGGTTCAGTACCATATCCACTTATTACAAACTTTCTTTTATCATTATTGTTTATTACATCTATTACTTTCATTTTCAATCCCTCTTTCTAATTTTTTTACTTTATCAGGTACTTTAGTTGCTCTTACTCCTGTATAATCAGGATATTTAATTAAATACTTATCTAATTCTTTTAAACTTTCTAAATTAAATCTTATAGTTCCTTTTGGTGTTTCAATTTCTATTTTATACATTATTTAGTCCTTATTTATCTTATCTATTACTTCGTAAAGTTTTTTTACAATACTCACATACAAATCTTCATCAGAACAAGCACCATAAGGGGGTATATCTTTTTTTATCTTCTTATCTTCTTCTACTACTTCTACTTCTTCATTTAGAGCATACATTAAGTTCAATTCTTCACAAATCAAATATTCTTCTCCACTTTTATCAATTAACAAATAATCTCTTGCCATTTCATCATATTTCCAAATATCATTATCATATTTAATTTGTAAAGGAATATCTATTCCATTTGCTATTCTATTTAATAAATCTATTACTTTGATATTTCATCACCTGCTTTATCTAATATTTCTAATAATTCTCCAACATTGTCTTTATCAAATGTATGTGTTAATACTTCACCATCATATCTATCTTGTATATATTCTCTTACTTCTTTTATGATATGATGCAACCACTCGTTTTCGTGTTTTAAATCTACTAAAGCATCTCCAAACTCTGAACCATATTCGTTGTAATTGTATGCTATTATTTTTTCTATTAATTCTTTATTCACTCTTTATTCACTTCCTTTAGAATATTATTTCGTGTGTTATTAATACAACAATCATCACTATAATTAATATTATTGCTATACCTGCTACTAGGTCTAGTAAATCGTTATCTAATAAATAATTAAGTATTACTATAAATACTATTATTCCTATTATTGCTATTAAGATACTTATTATCCAACTCACTCTTGTTCACTTCCTTTAAAATCAAATATACTCATTTGTGGATTTATTTCTGGTTTTAGATTACATACATACTCTATTCTTGCTTTTGATATAGGTAGATATTCTTCTGTTAGTTCTATTCCTATGTATTTATAGTTTTTATTTCTTTCTTTATTTTCATACATAACTGCTTTACCTGTGCTACCACTACCATTAAATGGATCAAGTATTGTTGCACCTTTTGGACTTACTAATCTAACTAAATATTGCATTAGTTCAGTAGGTTTAACAGTAGGGTGTGTGTTTTTACTCATTGCACTTTTTGATTTGTCTGTAATAGGATTTTCACAATGGCATATTGTTTCAGGAGAACCTATAAACTTTTTACCACAAATAGCACATCTATCATTAAATGTTCTGCCTTTATTTTCTGTTAAAGTTTTTGGTTTTTCTTCAAACTCATCTAGCCCTTCATCTCTATCTTTCTTACTTGCTTTAGCACAATAGAAATATCTTGAAGCAGAACCACTATCATTATATGAACTACTATCTATTCTAGTTTTATAACCATATTTTAAAGTATCTGCATTTTCTCTATGAATTGTTGTTTCATGTTTGCTATCTTTATTGTATGTAGATTTTGTATTAGGAAATCCACCACATACTTCATCAAAATCAGTTTCATCATAAGTTAGTATGGTGTTTGCTGGAAATCTACCTATTGTTTGTGTCGTAATACCTGTCATTTGTGTATGATGCCCTGCACCTAATTTATTCCCATGATATTTTGTCATATCTTTTTGTAATTGTGTTATAACTTCACTACCAACTCTACACTCATCAATATTTATTCCACCAACACCATTTTTAATAACATTATCTACTAAACTACCTTTAAATGGTTTTCTTGCTACTATGATAGGCTCAAAACTTGGTTTTAATGCAGTTCCCCACCCTTGCCATTCATTTGTTGCTTCATAAATAGGGTTTTGTTTTCTTTCACTATTTTCTATTTGACCAAAACTTAATTTATCAACACCACTTAATTCTTTTTGCTTTTTTCCTGTATCTCTAAAATCCATCATTGTTCCTTGATACCCAACGATTTTACTTTCTACACCATTTTTCTTGTCTAATGCTAACCCTATATTCATACTTTTAGGAAATCCACTACCATATAACCACATAATAGTATCTCTTATTTCAAAACCTGCGTCTTCAATAGCACAAGCAATTCTATGAAATGTTCTACTACCACCAAATGCTAGTAAATATCCACCAGGCTTTAATACTTCATAACATTGTTTCCAAGTATCAGGTTGAAATGCTATTCCTGAATTGTCCCAACCTTTATTCATAAAGTTTAATTCATAAGGTGGATCAGTTATTATGCTATCTATACTTTCTTTTTCTATTACTTCTAGCATATCTAACATATTACCTTGATATAATTTGTAATTGTCATTTTCACTATATAATTTCATCTGTCTTAACCTTTACTTCTTCAGTTTTTAATAATCTCCAATTTATTAAAATTAGCTCTTTATCACTACCATATGATAGTTTTATATTTTTTATCATTTGTTCTATATCATCAGGAGTTTCAATTCTTTTTGGTAAATCTATGTAATTGTAAATATACTCGTTATCTAACAATCCTACATAATAGTATTGATATATTCCTATTCTACCCATTCTTTTAACCTCTCTATTTCTTCTAATATTGAATCAAATTCATCTTGACCATAATTTCCTATACTTTCATAATCTTTATGTATATATTTTTCAATTGCTTCTCTAATTTCTTCCATATTATCTCCCATTTATGATTGCTAGTATTATTAGTGTCATTAAGATACTTATTACTACTAGATCACTCTTTCTCAAATTCTTCACTTAAATCTATTAATTTACCTTCCTTATTTTGTGGTAACCATACCATATATTTTTTCTTTATTTTTTCTCCTGTTAGATATTCAATTGCTTCACAGTACATTGACAATTGTTTCCAACATTTTTCTCTATTATGTTTTGAATTGGTATTATATGTTTTCCAATCCCAAACAGCTTTTTCATAAAATTTATTTTTATTTTCATTAAATATTCTTATGAATTCATCTATCTCAGGTGTTATTCCAATTTTTCCATCATTCAACCATTCTTCTATTTCTTGGTGTACTATTGTTCCTTTATCTTGTGCATATTTTAATTTGCTACTATCTACATACTTATATTCTCCATCATCAAGTAGTTGTGTAACACTTGGTAGTGGTACTACATCATCTCCTAGATACATATGAGTATCTTCTATAAATTCTACAGGTACTTCAAAATCATCAATTCCTGTTATTAAATCTACTTTTCCACCAAATTTATCAGTACATACTAGATGTTCAGTTAGTAGCTTTAGTTTCTTCATTTGTCCATCCTTGTTTCTTGATTATTGCTTCTGCATATTTATCTTCCATTTGTTTTAAATCTTTTACTTTGTAATATACTTTTAGTTTTTTTATCTCTTGTTCACTTGCATTTTTTTCTATAATTGCTAAATTTTCTTCTGTTATGTATTCTATTGGTTCTTCAGGTAAATCTTCTCCTGCATAAATGTATAATCCCAATCCAAACATAGCTAAATTTTTTGTTAAACATCTCATTATTGTTTTATTAATATCAAACATTGATGCTACTTCTACTGTCTTATCTTCATATTCTCCTGTCCATTTACCTTTGTCATATTTTTTAACTTTGTATTGATATTGATGATCCAACATTGTTTTATTTGCATTATCCATTACTGGTAACCACATTTCATGAGTAATATCTTCAATAGTAACTTTAGTGAATACCATGTATCCTGTTTTTGAATCAAATACATATGGTAAATTATTTTCAAACTTTTCTATTTCATATGTTGCATTTGGATATTTCTTTTTTACTTCTGTCCATGCCCATGCCCAACTTAAATAGTTAAGTCCATTCTTTTTTTCTGTTTTTTCATTTACATCTATTTGATTTAATATTTCAAAATGTTCCATTCTATTCTCCTTTTTTCTTTTTTGATTTAATGTTTCTGTATTTATTCTTATATTCATTTAGTTCTTCTTTTAACTCTTTATTTTTCTTTTCAAGTCTATTTGCTCTTGCTCTTTCACTATCAGCTAAATCTTCAGCTGCTTCTAGTTTTACTTCTAATGTATTTATTTTTACTTTGTATCTATTTGGTTTTACCCATTCTTTAAATGTTTTGCATAATTCAATCGTTAAACCCACAAACAAATATATAAATCCTATTGTTATCAATAAATTACTCATATTCATCATATTCTGTTAGTTTTCCCCCTCTTCTCCATATACTTACTTCATGTCTTAATAAGTTTGTTTCATCTCTTAAAGAATCAACTTCATTTAATAATTCTTCTATTATTGTTAAAAAGTCATCTCTAGTTATATGACCTGTTATATAATCAGTTCCTAATTCTTCAGTTGCTCTTGTTAATATTTTTCTTTCTATTCTATCCATTTCTTAACATTCTCCTTAGTTTATTTCTAAATTCATTCTTTTTTTCTTCTTCTTTATCTAGGTACACCATTTTTCCACATACATTACAAATCAATCTTTTGTACTTATTTGTAATATTTATAGAGTGTCCACATTTGCATTTAACATTTACTTTTTTTAACTCTTCAGTAATTTTTATAAAAACATCATTTTTGTTCATTTGAATTCCTCCAACAAACTATTCATTTCTTCTTGTTCTTCTTTTGATAGAGGTTTTACTACTTGTTCTTCATTAAACCATTCAGGTGTTTTTGAATCTTGTGATGTATTTTTTTCCCAAGTCCTTACACAAGCTTTCCAATCTTTCATTTTATTTTTCCCTACATACCAACCTTTGCTTTCATAGAAGTTGTAAAATCTATCTGGATCAACATTGTTTTTTCTTTCTTTACAATATGAATTAATTTCTTCTATTGTTGGTTTTGTAAATTTTTCTTTACTATTACCTATACTTTCCTTACCTAACCTATCCTTACCTAACCTGTGTATACCATTGGTATCCATTTGGTATACCAAGTTTTCATCAAGTGATAAATTTTTTAATTCTTCCTTGTATACTGTTTCCTTGTATCTATCACTTCTCAAATAGTTATTCATTCTCCAATGCTTAATAATTATTACTCCAGTATCAAATGGAATTATGTATTGTTTTGCAATTAATACTTTCAAATCATCTTCTTTATGTCCTGTCATTCTCATAATTGATTTCCAATTATCTACAAATCCATCATCATCAGCATTCATACTTAAATGAAAATATAAGTTTTGTGAGCTATCAGGCATTTCTAGAAAACTATCACTATTTGTTATTGTTTTACTAAACATTCTTCTTTGAGCCATTTTTATCTCCTTGTGATATAATAAAGGTGCTATCCTTTTATATGTGCTGAGCAATAAGTTTGTGTATACCCATTATTCATACAAACCTCCATTGCTTTATCAGTTTCATGTATAAGAATAGTAAATATTAGGACAGCTATTATTAGTAATACAATTAGTATTATTGAACCCCATAATAGTTGTTCTTTTTTTTGTTTTTGTATTCTTTTGATTTTTTTTATTCTTTCCTCTTCTTGTCTTTTTCTACATTGGTTGTTTATGATCTCCATCATCTTTTGAGTTTCTTTCATTTTCATTACCTCCAATTAACTCTATTAGCACATCATTGGTAATCATTAATCTATTTATCTTAGGTATATAGATTTTTTTATTTTTCATTATTTCTTGTCCTGCTTTTAATAAGTTTCTTATCTCTCTTTCACTTAAACCTAAGTCCATCTTTTTAATGTCTTTAAATGATAAGTAATTCATTCAATCCCTCCTGTTGTTCAATTACTTTGAACTTTGTCTGTAAAAAAAATATTCTGCTATTTTTTTTGGTGGAATATCTAGTACATCACACAACAATTCAATATCAGTTTGCTTAAATGGAATCTTTTGATTCATCTTATATGATAGTGTATGTAATGATAATCCTGTTTTTCTACTAAGTTCACTATAAGAACCACACTTTTCTATGATTCTACCTCTTAGTCTGCTATAATCATACATTGATATTTTTTGCCTCCTATCTTTTGTTCAATATCCTTGAACAATACCAATTTATCATAGTATGAATGATAAGTCAATAGAATATTCAAACATTTTGAATAAATGTTGTCAAGTGTAAAATTATATATTATAATAATGGTACAAAAGAGGTTGATATTATGAAAAACGGAAACACTTCTTCTAGATTAAAGAAAATAATAGCTGAAAGAGGTTTAAAACAAATAGACATATTAAGGTTATGTGAACCATATTGTAAAGAGTTTAATATTAAAATGGGAAGAAATGATATATCTCAATATGTTTCTGGTAAAGTTGAACCATCTCAATGGAAGCTAACTATATTAGCAAAAGCACTAAATGTTAGTGAAGTATGGTTAATGGGATATGATGTACCTATTAATGATGATAATGATAAAGATAAGATCATTACAAATAAAATTGAAAGTTTATCAGAAGAACAAAAAGATATTGTTATTAATTTGATTGATAATTTAAAATAGGAGGTTTATATGGTTTGGAGTAAATTATGGGATACAATCCTAAATGTAGGAATATGGTTATTTCTTATAATACCTTTAATAATTGGAATTATTGGAGTAATTATTGAAAGAATAAGAAATGGTCATGGTTGGTTTGGTCAAGGTTATGGTAAAAAATAAAGGAATGGTTGAATTATGGTATACAAAAGCAATAAGTCCACTAAAGATGGTAGAAGATACTTTTTTAGAGTAAAGTACAAAGATATTTATGGTAAAACTGTTGATTATACTTCTTCTAAATTTTTGACAAAAAAAGAAGCAACTGATGAAGAAGCTAAGTTCAGGTTGAAAATAAATGAATCTAAATTGAATAGATATAATCCTACATTTAATGATATATATTTAGAATATCTAGAAAAACAAAAGAATATAGTAAAAAAACAAACTCTAGTTAGATACTCATATTTATATAAATATCTAGATTCTATTAAAGATATAAGAATAAACTCATTTGATTTTGATAAATATAAAAAATTTACTCATTGGTTAGATCAACAAAATGTTAAGAATGAATACAAAAATAAAATTTTAAATCTAATTAAATCACTTATCAGGTACTCTAACCAATTATATAACACTAAACTTGATATTCTAAGGTTCATAAACCTTTATAGAGAAGATAAAATAGTCAAGGATATGCAATTCTATACCTTAGATGAATACAAGCAATACAGGGCATTTATTAAAAGCAAGGAGTGGTTAGCATTTTTTGATACACTTTACTTCTTAGGATTAAGAAAAGGAGAAGCACAAGCAATTACATTTAGTGATATAAAAAATAAAGAACTTCACATCACAAAAACACTTACTACAAAGCTAAAGGGAATTGATTACTATATATCAACTCCTAAAACTAAAACTTCAAACAGAATATTACCAATTCCTGATTTCCTTTTAGAAGAGTATAATGAATTAAAAGAGATTGCAAAACAATATAGTGATTACAATGATAATTGGTTTATGTTTGGTTATACAGTACCATTTAAAGATACTTCTATTGATAATCATAATAGAACATATGCAAAATTATCTGGTTTAAAGCATATAAGAATACATGATTTTAGACATAGTTGTGCTACAATGTTAATAAATAAAGGTGCAAGTATTCCACTTGTATCAAGATATTTAGGTCATTCTAATGTATCTATCACATTAAATGTATATTCACATTTTTATAAAAATGAACTTGATTCTATCACTCAATCATTGGATAGGATTTAATTTTTATGCAAAAAGTGTGTTTGATAGTGTGTTTTTTAACTAATACAAAATAAAAAACCCTTTAAAATAAAGGATTTTATAACAATATGGTGTCCCGTGGGAGAAAATAATTAGTGTATCATATTGTTTCAATTTCCTTGATTTTATTGAGTTTATGCTATTGATAAAATCACTATTTTTCATACTTATTCATTAAAAGTGTGTTTAAAGTGTGTTTCAAATAGGAGGAAATATGAAAGAATACAGTATTATGAAAGACAATCCACCATATTGGAGAAATAAAAGATATCCAGGTTGTCATAGACATGAAATATTTGAAGGTAGAACAGGTAATAGAGATAAGTCTATAAAAGATGGACTTGTTATATTTGTATCTCCTGAATATCATAGATTAATTCATAAAGATTATAAAAATACTTGGTTACCAATTAAAGTAATTGGAGAAAAAACTTGGTGTGAATATTACAACAAAACTCCTGATGATTTTAGAATCAAATATGGTAGAAATTATATATAAAAAGAAGCTATATGCTTCTTATTTTATTAACCAACAATATTCTGCTATTCTATCACTAGGATCATAGTTATTACCTCACTTGCTTAAATTATTGCACAAAAAAAGAAGCTGAAATTATCAGCTTCTCTTTATATTATTATAATATTTCTTTAATTTTTTACTAAGAATAGATATTCTATAACTTACAGTTGATGTGCTATTATTATATCTTTATTAATATACCTTTCTTTAGTAAATCTAGCATCTTTTTGTTTTGACTAGGTAAACCAACATAAGCAGTTATACCATTCTTTTTTGCTATTTTCTTTCTATAACTAAATGAACTATCTACTCCTATTGCTTTTAATCCATCCACTATACTTACTGATTTACCTGTATATTTTTTGTAATAAGATACACTAGGTTTAGTTTCTTTTTTTAATGGTGGTAGATATTGAAATTTTATATTTCTTGTTTTTAATACTTTTGTGAAGTTTTTATCTATATAAAATATATCTTCAGGTTTTCTGCAATCTCCTTTTGTTACATATTTTCCTTTAGAATTTTTTACTGATTTATTAGCACTACCTATTCCACAAGTAAAATGTAAATGATTAGCAGTTGCAGTTTCTTTACCTTCCAAGCATATAGGTTCTCCTGCTTTAAATACTTTTCCTTTTTTTATTCCAAACTTCTTTACATCACTATCTTCAAAATGTACTGCAGTCATAAATATTTGATAATACCCTATTGGTGTATGTACTTTTTTTGTTGATACTAAAAATACTTTATTAGATACTTTACTATTACCTATTCCTTGTACATTTGTTACTTTCATATCTATAGGACTGATGAGATAATCTCTCCCACCATCTTCTCCACCTAAATCTGTTGGATAATCTTTTGGTGTTGCACCATACCAATGTGCTTTATGATTTCCTTCATTATATGATTGAGTTATTTTAAGATAATGCATAGGAAATTTAGCATAATCTTCATATCCTTTTGTAAAATGAAATGCCATATCTACCACTCCTCTTCATCAAAATCAAAATCTTCATTAAAATCTTCATCTTCTGTTGAGAATATCTTACCTGTTGTTAAATATGCACTTATTACACCTGCTATTACTATTATTGTTGCACTTACTTTATCTATATTCCAATTCCATACATTTGCTAATCCAAGTAATAGCATATTAATCATATTTAGTATGTTTACTACATACTTTGATATTTTCTTTATTTTTTCTTTCATATTTATCCTCCTAATCTATTACTTCAATAGTCATATTTGTTTGTATCATTCCATTGACTGTATATCTTACACTATCTCCACTTAATCCATAGACATACATTCCTATTAAATCACCTTCACTAACAGGTATTACAACATCTGTTATTGCTAGTGTTCCATTTTTATTTGTAGAATTTTCATATTTAATTTGCATTGCTATTGTAGTCCCATCTAAATTGTTTGCATTATAGTTTTTTGTAATTCTTAAATATCTCAACCCTGCACTTGCATAGTTATAACCAAATGTACCACTTACTTTTATGTGGTTTATTCCTGCACCTATTTTTACTTGATTTGAACTAACACTTAATTTTGTTCCAATCGTTGTTCTTGCACTTAAATTTAATTTTGTATATGCATTACCAAATGATTGTGAACCTGTTAATTGCATTGTAATTATATTTTTACTACCACCACTGCCATTTTTGACTTCTGTCATTATATCTGTTGCTTCCCATTTAGTGCTATCAAATGTTCCTGTTGTTGCTCCTAAACATTTTTGTAATGAACCATCATATACACAATAATCTCCTGCTTCATAGGTTTCTGTACTATCATATCTAGGTGTTCCTGTTAATCCAAATACTTCAACATTGTTTTCTCCATCTTCATCTGCTAGATTTAATTCTCCATTGATTTGTAAATCACTTTCACCTAATGACATTGTAGGAACTGATTTTAATATTGTTGTTTCTTTTCTAACATTGTTGTATAAATCTCCTGCTGTTAAAGTTAAGCTCCATGCTTTTTGATAACTATATTCTAAAGGTAATGTATAATTTATTGACCATGTATTGTTTAGAGCATTTAAAGTAATATTACTACTATCTATATCTATATATGTTATTGTACTACCACTATTTTTTTCTATTATTCCATATGCTATGTTACATGGATTTGTTTCATCATCTAACATTGTTCCACCATACCATGTACCTAAAGCTCTTACTGTAATAGTTCCACTTGTTGAATTTGATCTAGTTGCTTCAAGTGATGATATAGAAATAGATTTATAATTTAATAAAATAGGTGTATATGTACTTGTTGCTTTATTTCCTCTACTATCAGTTACTGTTGTTATAAAAGATATATCAGTTAATGTTCCTGTTATTGTTCCAAATAATCCCTTGTATGTACCACTTGTACTGTCATAGCTTAATGTTATACTTTGTGGAATATATCCACTTGTTGTAGATGAAGTTGATACTACTACACTTGATACATTTGCACTCTTTAATGTGCTACAACTTACTTCTACACTTGGTTTACTTTCATTTGTTATGCAATAACTAAAGTCTGTATATCCTTTTGATGTTAATGCAACATCAGTTTCTTCATAGTTTGTGCTATCAACTGTTGGATTAGCATTTACTATTGTCATTGTATTAGATAAGCTACTATATCCTAACTTTGTTGAACCATTATAGGTATCTATTCCTAAAGTTACATTATATTTGTTACTTGTATTACAAGTTGCTAATATTTCTTCTAACATTGAAGAGTATGTTGTGCTATTTATTGCAGGTCTTGTAAAACTCCATGTATAAGGAGAAGTTACAGCAGTTCTATAACCTGTATCATATGAATAATCAAGCAATGTTGTTCCACTTGAATTTTTAATTATCAAATATGGATATACTTTAAATCCACCTGGATTACTAAATTTTATAGTTGGTGGAGATTCATCTGTAAAATCATTGCTACTAGACATTGTAGCTACTCTTTTTATTGTTGGTAATGCTATACTTACATTTCCAGAACCACTTACTGAACCTTTTGAACTTATCTTATATGTGATTGTATCACTATATGTTCCTGTTGCAGTATGATTTACTGAATAGGTATATGTTGCTAATGTTTTTTCACTACCATTTGAATAACTTGTTGAACCTAGACTTGTTGAATAACTTGTTGTACCACTTGTAGGATTATATATTCCACTTATTCCACAAGAACCACTACTAAATGATCCATAACTACCATTTCCATATAATCTTAACTGAACACTTATACTTGATGTATTATTTGCAGTACTTTGTGAATTGTATTTTGCATAAAACCTTAATTGAGAATATGTACTTGTATTTATAGAACCTATCTTCTTATAAGATGTAGTTAATGTTGTTGCCATATTCTAACCTCCTACATAGAACCAACCAGTTCTATCTTTATTGTTTTCAGTATATTTTTCTATTCTATGATTACCTGCTGTTAAATAATTGTTTATTGTTGCATTTTTTAATACAGCTCCATCTTCTGTTATTTCTTCTAGTGTTGTTCCTTTTATGTCCTCTATTGAAAAAGAATCATTATCCATCCTTGCTACTATTTCACTATTCTCATTGAATACTACAAGTCCATTTTCTCCATCTATTGTTAAAATATCATTGAAAACTTTTGGTACTCCTGTTGCTAAAGTATTTTCTATGTTTGCTACTTTATCTTGAAGATTACCATATCCTGTTATTACATCTGTGTTAAGTGTACCTGTTGTTATTAAACTTGCATCAATTGATCCTGTTGTTATATTGCTACCATCTATTACTGTTGAACCACCAGTAGCTAAATCAGTAAATTTAACCCATTTATCAGTTTTTTCTATTACTGTTCCACTTAATATATGAGTTGTTTCTCCACCTAATTCATCTATTGTTGCCATTGCTATTGCATTTGCATATTCGTTAGAATTTATCCAATCATTTTCATGATATGTATCAGTTTCATTTTGTCTACCAACTTGACAAAACATCAATGTTCCATCATCTAATACCCACCAATCTCCTGAAGAGTAATCAGGTGTAGGTGTTGTAAAAAACACTTGTCTTTCATTATCATCAGTATCCATTGCTGCATTAGAATATGCCATTGCAAGGACTAAACTTTTATCAGTTTGTTGAATCCATCCATTTGTTGTGTATTTATATACATATCCTGTTTCTCTGTCATAATAGAAATCTCCTATTTCATCTTGTACATTTTCCCATAATATATATGGTTCATTAGTTGTTGTTGGAACTCCAGAATAAAAGTAAAGAGATATACTAGATTGAGTATCCAGTATATCCCCTAAATTTATTATTAGTGAATCTCTTATGTATTCAACACTATTCTGCATTTTTGTTACATTTTCTGTTGCAACTTCTATGTTCTTTGTATTATCCAACATAGATTTTTTTAATTTACCTAAGTTATATTTTCTTTCTAATTCATCAGCAGTTCTTACTCTTTTCATATAATCACTTCCTACTATCAGTTAAGAACTTTACTTCATCTTCTAGATGTTGAATTCTTAATGCCCAGTTATTATGTTCATTAACTTTTTTTTCTAGAATATCAAGTCTATATGTTATTAATGCTGTTGTTTTTTTGTTAGATGACCATGTTGCTAATATGGATGGTATTGCAACACATAATCCACTTATTAATGCTATTACTATTTCCATTCCAACCTCCTATCTAACTGTACCTTTTTTTCTATCTACTTTATATCCTAGCTTTTCTAATGCTGTATATTTTTCTTCTACTGTCATGTCCATATTATTTATGTAATTTACAATCTTCTTATTATTCTTTTTATCACTTTTATAAATGCTTTTGAATAATACAAGTTTTTGCTCATATGATAAATCTAGTTTATTTATATAAGATACAACTTTTTTCTTTCTTGAACCACTTATTGTTTTTCCTGATTTTGTTTTATCAGCTTTAATGTTATCTATATCTTCTTTATATTTTTTATAAGATACTACATCATCTGTTATTGTTTTAGATAATGTATAACTATTTGGATTATTATAAGCCCAATCATATGCTTCTTTAGATTCTTTACTCTTTGAATAATCATTATATGATATTCCATTAGATTTCATCCAGTTATACTTATCTTCATTTTTAGTAGAATATGTATATTCTTCATAGTCATTAAAACTATTCATTTCTCTTAGGTTTATCTCTTTTGATTTTACCTTTGTTAGTTTATTTATATCTTTATCTACTACTTCATATTTTGAATTATATACTGTATCAGTATCAGGATTATAGTAATAAGTTTTTGTTACTTCTTTACCATTTTTATTAGTGGTAGTTTCAGTATATTTATCATATCCATATTTATCTTTAGTGTTATCACTACCAAACAAATCATTTGCTAATGCATTCTTACTCTTATATGGTAGATCAAGACTATTTATATAGTTTAATTGAGCTTCTTTCTTATTTGCTTTTGTTAATGTAGTTATATCTTTACTAGACTCTTCTCCACTCTCTGTGTATACTTGTCTACTATTTTTATCATAGTAATAAATATCTCCATCTTCATCTTTGTACATTTCATATCCTTCTTCATTTTTCAATGTACCAGCTTGACTTAATCCACTTTGAATTTCTCTATATTCACTACTTGTTAATCCAAGCTCTTTTACTAATGGTACTTTCTTACTATTAATTGATTTATAACCACTTTCAATATAATCATCAGCTTCTTTACTTGACCATTGTCCAAATAATAAGTTTCTTGCAACATCTGCTGGTTCTGTACTTGCTGTAAACCTTAAATTACCTGAATCAGTATAACTACCTGGTAAATCATTAGTATACATTTTCATACTCTTTAATGTTTTTTGTGCTTGTCCAAATCCAGTTGGAGAAATGTAATATGGTAATGCTTCTTCTAAAATTTTCTTTCTTGATTTATCATTTCCATATTGATCTTTACCTGTTATTAATTCAGTAATTGGTAATGCACTACTTATTGGTATTCTTCCACCACCTGTTAAAATATTTCCAAATGGTAAATTCTCCAATAGCATTAATATTGCTTCTTCATTTCTTTCTTCTTGTGTTTTATCATCATCATCTCCAACTCCAAATAATGTTTTGATTATTTCAATTGGATCAAATGCTGCTCTACTTCCTGTTACTTGCTCAAACAATTCATTAAAGAAATATGAATATCCTGCTATTTGTCCTAATGTAAATACTGTTCCTGCTGCAGCTTTTGCTTTATTAGATTCTGCTTGATAATCCATTTTTGTATCATGAATCATATAATCTAATTGGTTATTTACTTCTAATTGGAATTGACTTATTAATCCTAAAGATTTTGAGTTAAATACTTCTGCTGTTGAACCCTTTGATCTATCTCCCATAACTCTTGCTGCAAAATCATCTGCATACTTTATTGCTGCTTCTTCTGTCATTCCATTTTGTAGGCCTTCAAAATATTTACTTCTTGTTATTATTTGTGATGTTAAATAATCACTACCATTCATAAATATTTGTCCAGCATTGCTTATTTTTTGCCATAATTTAGGACTTAATGTATCACTACCATATCTTCTGGTTAAGAAATCACTTTTATCTGTAAACCCATCTTTGTGCATTAAGTTATTAATTGTACTTACTGTACCTTTTATTAATGCTACTTTATTTGTTTTAGCTCCTGCAATCGTAGATGATATGAAGTTTGTCATTGCACTTCTTACATTGAATCCTGTCATATTAGAACCAACTTGTGATTTCAAAGTATTCATTACTGAATATCCTTTTCTTCCTATAAGTCTTTCTACTGACCTATCCATTGCTCCTTTTTTTCCAGCTAATGCATTTGCTTGTTCATCTAACCATGCTGCATACTTACTTAACTTATTATCTAATATATCTTTTACTCTTTGTGTTGCTTCTTCATCACTTAGTGTATCTAGATTTTCAAATCCTTTTGTTTGACCATAAGTATCTCTTATCATTTCACTTAATGCTCTATATCTTTGAATATCTTGTGTATGATATATTAAATTACTTGCTCCTTCTAAGTATTGATCTATTCCTGTTATTGCATCATATGTTGTTTTTGCTCCCATTCTTTGTTGTGCTGCACTAAACCATGCTTTTCCAGGTCTATTAAATTCAGTTAATCCATTAATATCTGTTGGTAAATCATTTTCCTTTAGACTTGTTGGATTAAATGGTGTTCCCCACTTACTAAACACATCTTGCAACTCTTCAAAGTGATGCATATAATCACTTCTCTTAGGTATAGTGTTATATCCCATATAATCTAGTTCACTATTAATTTGATCTAAGTAATTATCATATTTTTCTCTCAATACTTCAGCTGCTTTTTTGATTTTTTCTTGTGTATTCTTATCACTAAACTCTTGTGCTAACTCTTTATCTCCATATTGCTTTATTTCTCCATTTTTGTCTACATATTGTTTTTCTCCATATTTTTGTACTGCTGCACTTTCAGCACTTCTAGGTTTAATTCCTAAATTTTTGATTTCTTCTCTTTCTTTATTTAACCATCTCATCCTATCAGCTTCATTGTGTTGAGTTTTTCTTATAGTTGCATCATTTATTTTGTTTCCTAATTCTCTTCCAAACACTTTTTCATTTAATCTAATAGGATCAGTTCTAGCAACATTTATAGCACTTATATCTTTACCTTTATCTATATCTTCTATTGTGATTCCCATTTCATCTCTTAACATTGCTCTTACATCTTTTCTAGATATTTTCTTTTTATCTAGTTTTTCTTGTAATTCATTTATATCTCCATCAGTTAGAGAGTTTGTTATTAATTTATTAAAGATTTGTGTTGCAGCATTATTAAGTTCAGTATCATCTAATCTATATTCATCAATAGTATTTATATCTCTATTCATAAAGTCTGCAAGTTCATATAATTGGTCAGCTGGACTTGCATCTAAATTTTTGAAATATTGTGGATACATTTCATTTAATTCTTGATATACAACATCTACTCCTTGATTACCTTTATCAGTTAATCTTAACTTTCCGAAATTTTCTTTTCTAAAATCTCCATAATCAGTTATTTGATTCTTTAATTCAGGAGATATATTTATTGGTGTTTTTCTTATTTCTTTTTGTACTGCTTTTAATTCTTCATCAGTTATTATATAACTTCTATCAGCATAATCACTTACCATATTGTAGATATCATTGTATACTTCTGCATTTGTTAGTTGTTCTCTACTCCAACCTTTATATTTAGATAACTTATCTCTTAATTGTGCTTTTTCTTTTCTTGTTAATTCTAAGTCTTTTGTAGACATTCTTATTGCTTTATCACTTACTCTGTTTAACTTTTCTTCTATTCTTTGTCTTAGTCTTTCAGTAGGTATTTCTTCATACTCTACATCATCAAATGGTAAATCTACTTCTCTAGTTGGTAGTTCTGTTTCAGTTTGAGTTTCATTTTGTGATTCAGGTTGTAATAATTGACCTGTATATACATCTCTTTTTATTACATCTTCACTATATGTTAATCCTTTTTTTCTTGCTGGTGCTATATCATTTGACATTGAATATCTTATATCAGGATCATCAGTAGGATTTGTATTGTCATATGCTTTGAATTGATTAGAATTAAATGTTACTATTTCTTGAACAGGTTTATGGTTTTCATCTTGTTGTCTATATTCATATATAATTCCATCATAACCAGCTTTTTCTAAAGCTTCACTAAATGCTCTTTCATTTTCAACTTCTGTTATAGTATGTATTTCTTGTTGATATTGATTCCATCTAATAGTTCCTTCTGGTATATTGTTTTCTTCTATGAATTGTTTCATTTGTTCTTCTGTTTTTATGCTTTTCCAAACAAATGGATTTGTTATATTTATATAACCTTCTTTTACATGTTGATTACCTTCTCCATATTTACTATAACCATCAGCTAGTGTTTCTTGATTAGTAAAATAAAAACCTTTACCAAATAAACCTTCATTATGAGTATTAGAACCTATTTTGTTTTTATCAAATATTGTGAAATTGTTATAAGTTCCATGATATACAGTTAATAAATTACCTTCACTATCTCTTACTTTGCTATCTCTAAAGTATTCTTGTTGTTTTTCACTTAATTCTCTACCCTGTGAATCTTGTTTAGATATTGAATATCTAATATCTTCATTAGTTGTTGGACTTGTATTATCAATATTTTTTACTTGATTACTATTAAATACTGCATAGCTACTTACTGGTTCTAAAGAATCACCAACTCCATAATTTACATCTTTATCTAAACCTTCTACAAATTCTACTCCATCATAACCTTTGCCTTGTAATGTTTCTTTTTCATCAGAAGCATATTCAAATGGAGATTCATCACTAAATTCTACTATGTTTCTATATGCTTGATATAAACTATCGTATTCTCCATTATCTACATAACTTTGTATTTCTTCAAGTGCTTCTGTTTCTCCTATAGCATCAAACCAGTTTCTAACAATATTATCTAGTTCTTCCCCACTATATTTATATTCAGCATTATATGGGTGTGTAATTGGATTAGTAATATTAGCATACATTTCCATTGTGTTGCCTTTTTTACCTTCACTATTTATATCCCCAAATCTTTCACTAAAGTTTTTATTTGTAGTTACAAATGAACCAAAAGCTGTATTGTCATATCCAGTATTTTCTCCAGCTCTGTTTGTATCAAAAATAGTAAACTTATTAGGTGTAGTATGATATACAACTTCTAGTTCCCCTTTTTCATTTCTAATTTGTGAGTTCTTAAAGTATTCTAATTGTTGAACTGATAAGTTCCTTCCTTGATTATCTTGTTTAGATATTGAATACCTTATATCTTTATTTAATATTCCTTTATTTAATCTGTTTTCATAAAAAATTGTTCTATCATTACCTGCAAAAGGCATTGTTCTTTTTCTTTCTTCTGGTGTCATGTTCATTCTTTCTTGAACATTTCTTGCTTCTTGTTCTCCATAAGTATCTTGGTAAAGTTCAAAAGCACTTCTACCTGTTATAATTTCATATCTATCTCTCAAATTCTTTAAAGCATCATCAATTTGTCTTAATTCTTCTATTCTAGGATTATTTTCAGGATTATATAAAAAGTCATCAACCATTCTTTTCATATCTTCATATCCTAATCCTTTTTCTTTAACTTCAGACATTATTTCATCAAATCTTTGATTCCAACCTAATTCATTTAACAAGTTATCTCTATCTGTATTATATTCAGATAACTTTTCAGCAGTTAATCTTTTAACAGCACTCCAATATTCTGTATTACTTCCATGTGCAAATCCTTCTTGGTCTTGAATAAAATGTTGTATCTCATGTAATAAAGTTGATTTCAATTTTTCTTGATATGTTTGACTATCATCATACTCTGATGCTACTTTTTTTAATCTCTCATACTCTCTGTTTATTTGTTCTTCATTAAATCCTAACAGTTCATAGTCTTTAGCAGTTTCTTCCCAATTGTTAAAGTTTCTAATATCATTTTGTGTTTTAGCAGCATCTCTATCATAAACATTATTGTTTATACTTATTGTCAACCTATCTTTTGATAATCTTCCTAAATTATCAGGACTATCCATTGTTTCAAATGTTACATTATATTCTTTTAATCCAGGATATATTTCATATAGTTCTGGGAAATCTAAAACTTCTCTTAGTTTATAATGTCCACCACTAAATATTGAATCTTTAAGTTTTATAGTTGCATTACTGTCATCTAGTTCTTTTCTTACTATTCCATCTTTTCCTTCAAATAACCCTGTTTCTAAATATATATCTTGTACTGACTTCTTTTTCTTTAGCAACCTTTGATAATTATTTTCTTCTATCTCATTTGCTCTTATTATTGAATATTGAACATTGTTTTCAAAGTTTCTTCCTACATTAGCATATTGTCCTTCATCTACATTGATCCATGCAACAAAGTCTGGATTAATTGTTTTAGAATAAACTCTACTACCTTCTCCACCAGCATACATTTGTGCTTGTGCTAGAGATGTGCTAACAAATACTCCATTTTTAATTGGATAACTACTATATATTGTTATCTTTTTGCTATCTAAAGCTTTTTGAGCATCTTCCTTACTAAAATCACCCCAACTATAACCTTCTTCTGTTTTTTCTGCATCTTGCATTGCTTCTTGCCATGTCATTATTTCTCCAGGTTGTCTTATTCCTGTATGATAATCATCTAACATTGGATTAGCCTTTTGTAATAGTTTGAATTGTTTTTCTTTAAAAGGTGTGCTTTTTTTATTTATTTCTTCTATCTCTTGTTGTTTCTTTAATTCTTTTTCTTCAGTTAATTTTTGTTCTAATTCTTGTTGTTGTGAATATAATCTTTTTGATTCTGCTACATTATCATCTATTTGTTTATTTATATCTGTTAATTCATCATATTGTTTAAACATACTATAGTTTGGTATGCTATCTACTATTTCTTGTCTTTGCCTTCTTAATTCAAATAGATTTTGTCTTAAATCATCTCTTTGATTAGTTATATCATTTAATTGTTGTTGTGTGCTTAATGAATATTGAACATTATCATTGTCTACATTTTCATTTGTATTTGAAGTCATCTCTTTATACATATCTATGTATTTCTTTTGTGCTGCTTTTAATCTTTGTTTTTCTTTGTTACCTGTTACTTTAGTTATAAATCCATCTAAGAAATCTATCATCTTTTGTAATAATGTTCTATTACCACTTAATTTTTTAATAAAGTTTTCATTCTCAAATAATTCTCCAGCTAAATCTGCTGTTAATTCATACTCTACATCTTTTTCACTATAAGTTTCTCTTAATTCATTTCTTAACTTCTCTAATTCAGCTTCTGTTTTTTGTGAATACAATAACTCTCTTAATCCTGAATAATCACTTGTATTCTCTAACATATGAGTTATTTCATGTCCTAATACTGTTTCATATGCTTTTTGTGATTCTACATTAATATATATTGTATTACCATCTTTACTCTTATGTACTAAACCATTAATAGTACTATCATCACTTACATTATATCCTAATTCTTTTAATTTGTTTGTATCTACAAGTTCATATTGTGTATTTCCTGTTTTTTGGATATTTGCTAATGTATCAACTAAATTTCTTGCTTCTTGTGTATTATTAGAGTATTTTACTGCACTATCTCTTAACTTAACTTCTTTTGAATCCATCTTATCATTTTTCTCATATTGATATGATGAATATTTATCACTATTTTGTATTTGATCTATATAATTCTTTGTTAGTTCTTCTCTTCTTTGTTGTATCTCAGTTTCTGTTGGAGCTTGTAATGAAGTTAATCCATTCTCTTGTAGAATTGATAGTTGTTCTTCAGTACTTAATTCAAATGGAGTACTATTTATCTCTTGTGTTGCTTTTGCTATTCTTTCTTGTTTATCATTTATTTCTTGTTGTAATCTTTCTTCTACTGCACTTTCTATACTTTTAACATCTAATGTTTGACCATTAGTTAGTTTCATACCTTTCATTAAATCTTGTGCATTTTTAGTTGCTTGTTCTTTTACTTCTTGTTGTTGATTCCAACTCTTTCCTTTTTCCATTACATCTTCAAATATATTAGAGTAATTTTCAAGTTTTGTTTTTGCATCTTTAAAAGTCATATTGTTGTCTTTTGCATAACTTTTAATTACTTTATTCTTTTGACTTTCAGTAACTATTTTAGAACCACCACTTGTTAGCATTGCACTTGCACTTGCAGTTAAGAATTCTGACCATGTTTCAGGATCTTTTAATACATTCAATGTATCTTTCCATATATTTCCTGTTTGATTCTCCATACCATATGTATAGTTTTTGTTTAATGCATGGATAATATCATTTGCTTGTGCTGTAAACATGTTACCTAATAATTCTTCAGCACCTTCTCCTGCCCATCCTACAATGTTCTTAACTACACCTGCTGCTGTTGAACCTAAATACTTTTCAGTTCCACTTCCTATTGCACTTATTATTGAATCTCCAAGTTTTGAGTTTTTGTTTAATCCTGGTATAACACCAAATATAAGTTCTGTTGCACCATCTATAGTTCCACTTTCTAAAGATGCTGTTATTGAATTGAAATCATCATACCCTGCTCTTCTTGTTGCACTTCTTGTATTTCCATAACTTGATAAAAACATAGGTACAAATGTAGCTGCATTACTTGTTTGAGATGCAAAAACAGCAGGAGTTCCTAATGCCCCAGCACCTAATCCTGCCATTCCTACTGCTGCTCCAGTTGTTCCTATTCCTTGTCCTATTTGATCTCCATATTCTCCTAGTACTGAACTTGTATTTATACCTTTTCTATAATCATTTGAACTTAGAATTACATCTTTTTCACTATTTTCTCCAAATATTTGTTTAAAAGAATTAAAATCAGCATTTTCTCTTAACCCTTTTGCTGCTTTTTTGTTTCCAAAAAGACTAAACATATCAGCAAGTAAATATTGACCTGTATCTGCTACTCCTTCAGTTGTATTAAAGAATCCTTCAGCTACATCTAAACCAAAATCTGTAACAGTTCCTAATGCTTGTTCAAAGAAGTTACCCTTACCTTTTTTTATAAGAGATTTTTCTCCTTCTTCATCATACCAAGCCATTTTCTTTTTCTTTTTTGCTAAACTTTTACCAGTTCCTCCATATCCTGAACCTATATCATCTATTGCTGCTTTTAAATAACTGTTTCTATCATCATCATTTTCAAAGTCTACAATTTTTCCCATAAACTCCTCCTTATCTAATTAAACTTCCCAAAAAACTTAATCCTGGAGAACCATTTAAACCAAATTTTAGTGTTGTCTTTAATGCTTTTGTTTTATTGCTTTGAGCTTTCTTTGTAGTTGCCTTTTTAAGAGTAGTTGGTGTATTTACTTTCTTATCATTTGCATCTGCTTGATATTTAACTCCATATTGTGAAGCTATCATTACTTTATCAGCAATTGATATGTTTTTAGCTTTAGTTAATTTTGAAGCAAGTTCACTCTTACTTATATTTTTAGGTAATGACTTCCAGAACTGCCATGCTGTTTGACTACTTAACTTAGTTGGAGAACTTCTTTGTTTTATTGTTGTATCCTTAGGTTTATCTATTTTCTTCTTTGGATCATTACCAGTTATTTTATATGCTCCACTTCCAGAACTTCCAGACCTTCCAGACCTTCCACTAGAACCTCTGGAGCTTGAAGCTCTAGCGTAAGCTTTTTTTGATAAAGCATACTCCTTATCAAATTGTCTTTTTTGTTCTTTTAAAGATTCATTATATTGTCTTACTTGTTCTTTAAATTGTTTTTGTTTCATATCATAATCTCTTTGACTTTGATTAATTGAAGTAATAGCATTTTGATATGTTGTAATATTGTCATTTAATGCTTGGTTTCTATTGTAATATGTGTTGTCTAGGTTTTGTAGATATTCTAATCTCTTTTGATACAATGTATTCTTGTATTCAAATCCTTGTAAACTTAATTGCATTTTTTGTTGTAAAGCATTTAAAGCATTTTCTGCTAAAGTTGCATTATTCTCTAATAATGCTTGATTTATTTGGTTTTGATATTCTTGATTTGCTTTTTGTAGACTTTCTTTTGCTGTTGCCACTCTACTTTGATATGTGTTATACATACTTGCCATTAATGATTCAGTATAACCTTGATTAGTCATACCATTACTTGCTAAGTTTTCTCTATTTGCACCATATCTGTTTGTTTCTCTCATGTAGTCAATATAAGAACCTCTTACCTCTTTTTGTGTATCTTTAGCTGCTTGTTCTTTTTGTTGGTCTATCAATCCTATTTGATAATCAGTTCTTGCTTGTTGATTTTCATTTGCAACTCTTGTTTGTTCATCTACAAAGTTTTTTTGTTCATTTAATAATTGGTCATATGAATTAACTTGATTATTATAGTTTTCTTCATATGCTTGTTGTTGATTTGCTAAAGCAATATTATTTTGTTCTATTTGATTTTGTGCTTTTGTTATATCGTTTTGGTATTGCAATCTATCATTATCAAAATTCACTTATTATCAGCTCCTTTTAACATAATTTCCAATATATGCTTCTAGAGTACTTTCTACTATTCCAAAATTACTTCCAGAAAACTTTAATTGAATTTTATTCCATTTTTTTCTTTTTAATTTTGTTGTTATCCAACCATGATTATTTGTATATGTACCAACTGTTTCAAATTGTCCATCATCTGTTCTTGCACTTATTGTAATATTAGTTCCTGTTACATCAGTTTTAAATCCTCTTTTATTTGTTTTCTTTAACATTTGTGGATAATTAAAATCATCTAATGATGTACACCAATAACTATTAATTTGTCTGTTATTTGAATCATCAGTTAGAGTATATATTCTTCCTACTCCACTTTCTGCTTCAGTACATAAATAAAGAACATCATTATGTACACTTGCACTTGCAATATTATGATCTAATTCCCAATAGAACCATTCATATTCATAATGATTATCTATTCCTATTTTTTGTCTAGAATCTGCTAAATATACTTTGTTATCTATTATTACTAATAAATATCCTTCCCATTCTACCAGAATCATATCTTTATAATTTGGTTCATTTAATAGTTTTCTATCTACAAATGTTGATCTATGCCCTATTACTTGTTCACTATCTAAACTATTTTGTATTCCTTCCATTCCTCTATTTGAAAAGAATATAATGTCATCATTAAAGTTAGTTCCTGTTGCTAAACAACCTGTTGTTATTGTTGAGTTTATTGTTGGATATCCTTTTACTACTCCTATTGTTTCATTATCTACAACTTGTTCAACTGGTTGATGGTAATAAATAGTTGTATTTTCTTGACTTGGTTCTTTAAAACTCCATAAAGCTTCATTACCTACTGCTAATCCTTTTATTTTTGCTCCATCACTACCATCTAATAAATAATTCAAATCAGGTATATATCGTGGATCACTTTCTCCTGAATACCATATTGCATTAGGATAATCTACATTACCACTTACAAATATTCTATTATCAAAAATAGTAGCAAGAGTACAATTATTAATCCTATCATGGTATCCATTTACCTCCTTTTTATATGTGATATATACATTATCTGCACTTGCTGGTTCATATGGTGCTGTATTAAAGGTTACTATTCCATTTGAATCATCTACTGTATATGTTGAAGGTTCTTGTAATACTGGTACTCCTGTTTCTTCATTTACTATATATACTTCACTTACTAAATCTATCTCTTTACTATCTAAATGATATTCAGTTGAAGTTCCATCTCCCCAGAAATAATTGATTCTGTAATCACTTATCAAATTTACATTTTGATATTGAGAACCACCACCTGCTGGTTTTCTTGCTATTGATGTTATAGGTATAGTTCCTATAACTTCTTTTAGTGTTGAACCATTATATTCATAATAGTGTAATCCATCCATTATAAATAAAATATTATTCATTATAAAAGATATACTTCTCTTTGGATTCATGCCTTGACTTAACAATACTGTTTGTGTTTGTGTTGCAGGATTATAATCTATTAATGAAGTACCTACATGAATTATCCAATGATCTACATTGTTTATTGTATAAAAAAACAACCCATATACTGAGTTGTTAAAACTTAACTGTAATTCACTTCCTAATCTAGTTTCTACTGCTCTACCTAGTGTTTTGTAATCCTTCCACATATTTAGTGAATCAGGACTTCTGTATAGATTTGTTACTTCACTTGTAAAATCTACACCTCTAAAATTATTGTATCTTTGTAGTACTAGACTTCCAGCTGCATTACCTGTGTATGTACTAGACATCTACACCATCTCCAATATAATAAGTCATTTCGTTTGTATTTATATCTAATTTTTGTAATGCACTTTGATATGCTGTTTCATATACTCTTCCAAATTGTGCTGCTACATCATTCTTTAATATATCTGCTGCAGCTCCATATGGTAATATCTCTAATATATCTTGACTTATCTCAAATTCATAAGTATCAGGAGTATCTTCTGTTATTGGTACAGGATATTTATAATATTTTACTGTTGCTACTCCATCTCCTTCTGGTATTAGTGTAGTTCCAAATAGATCAAATCCTATTGAATTACCTTCAGCATCTTTTATTTCTATATTTCTTATTTTATATAAATATTCTACTTCATCTTTAACATCATATGTAGTTCCACTTTCTACTTCAAATGTTGCAATTTTAGGTATCTTTTTGATCCTTGCTAATTCATTTTGAATCATATCTATACAATAATTGATTTTAGCTTGAATATCATCATCATCTGTTAAGTATTCACTTTCAGGATTTATTTCTTCTATTAATGATAGTATTCTTTTTTTAATCTCTTCTAATGTCATATAATCCTCCTATAAGTCTACATCTAACTCTTTTCTAGCTTCTTCTATTGTCATAAATGGTTCTAAAGGTTTTATGTATCCTCTACCTTCTTCTTCAAAAACTAAATATTCTCCCTCTTCTAAGTTTATGATTGTATCATATGTACTTTCATATCCTTCTCCTGTTACTTTCATTGTTGTATGTAACTTTAAATCTTTTAATGTTTGTTCTACATTTTCATTCTTAAATTCTAATTCTAATTCTTTTGTTACTTTTATTCCTGGTTCTGTGTCTAAACTAGGTTTTTTTATTAGTCTTAAATACTCCATATTTCCTCCTTTTGGTCATGTTTGGTAGAGTTGCACTACCTAATCTCTAAACATGATAAAAAGGCCATTTCTGGCCTTCTATAATTAAGCTGCTAATGGTACTTTTACTACTTGGATTCTTGCTTCATCAATTACTTTAGCTCCAAATGTATCTAGACCTCTAACAATATCTTTGAAGAATTTTTCACTTCTCATTGATTCTACATCATTGATTTGTCCAGCAAATGCAATTGCTTTCTTTCCTCTGATATCACAATAAGCATATTTAGTAGTTCCTGAAGTATCTTTAGCCATATTATTACTCATGATAACTTCAAATCCATCATACATACCAACAACTCCTCTTTTAATGTATTCAGGATTGTCTGTTGATAATGTAATTAATTGTGCTTTTACTAAATTATAAGCATCTGGTGTAATTTCAATTACTCCTTCTTCATCAAAGTTTCTTTCTCTTAATGCTACTATTCCTGCATCAATAGCTGCCATTACATTAGCACTTGTTCTTCCTGCTGCAGTTGTTACATTTGCTGCAGTAGTTACTCCTTTAATTAAGTTAGCAATATATGTATCTCTCTTAACTGCTAATCCATGAACTGCTTTTGCTTGATATCTTTCTGGTAATCCAGGTACACTTTGTGCTTTGTTGATATCATCTACATAGAATGCAAAATAGTTTGCTTGGTCAATTGTTAATGTTTGACCTTTGTCTGTCATTTCTTCAATTGTGATTCCTGCAGAAGTTACTGCTGTATAATCTCCAATTGTTGGTTCTCCAACTCCTAAAATCTTTACTGAACGAGCAAATTTTACATCTCCTTCATAATCTCTTAAACAGTTTTGAACTAATTTAGTTTTTAATTCAAGGTCATCTTGAATTTTTTTACTCCATATTGTTTGTATAAAATTTGTTACTGCCATTTTATTCATCTCCTATTCATTTTTTCAATAGGATTACCATTTTGTCATTGACCTCTCCACTGCCTTAAATAGTTCTGGATTCTTATCAAAGTCCTCTCTTGTAAATTGAGATGCTTCTTCATATGTATAGAACTCTTTTACTCCAGTTTCCTTGCCTGTATTTCCTTTTAGTGATCCTATTGGTTCTACCTTTGGCATTGGTTTATATTTTTTGTACATTTCATATTTTTCTTTTAAACTTAAATTTGGATTTAATTTAGATGAAAATTCATTAAATTCTTCATCTTTCAATAAGGATTCATCTACTCCCATTGCTGCAAGTTCCTTCTTGCTTTTTTCTTCAGTTAGATACTTTCCTAACTTGTTAAATGTTAGTCTTTCTCTATCTGTCATATTATCTAGTCCTATATCAGCTAATCTATTTGCTTCATCTTCTACTTCTTTGTAGGTTGAACCATTGATAATATCTTCATAATCCCCCTGTGCTAGAATCTCTAAATCTCTATCAGAGTATTCACTATGATAAGTTGGAATATTTGCTCCTCTTTGAGTGTAGAAGTTTGTTAATTGTTCAGTTGCTTCTTCAATGTTATCTACATTAAGTCCTGCTTTTAGAACATTCTCTAATTGTCCATACTTCTTTTCATATTCTTTTCTTATCTTTGCTTCCCTTCTAGCAAGTTTCTTTGGTAATACTTCATCTAACTTATTATTGAAATCTTCTTCACTATATTTAAGTTCTGGTACTACCACTTCTTCTGTTTGTTCTACTGTTTCTTCAGTGTTTTCAGTAACATCAGTTACAAGGTTTTCTTTTTCTTCCATATTTTTCCTTCCTATTTATCAGAGTTTGCTTCTCTATTCCATAGAGTTTATTGACTTCAATGCTTGGTCATAATAAAAAGAAGTCTATTCAACTTCTTCTTCCTGTGTTTGGTCTACTTGTTGCATTGCATCATTTATTTTACTTGCTTGGTCATCTGGTGAACCATTCAAGAATTGCATTGCATTTTGTTGCATCATCTTACCTTGTGCTTCTATCATTGCTATTCTCTCTTGTTGTTCTTTTACATTTTCTATTGCTTCTTCTAACTTTTGTTTTGGCATTACTGAATCATCATCTAATGTACTTACATAGACTTCTAATTCTCCTATTCTTTCAGCATTGAAATATCCACCTTTTAATAAGTTCTCCATACTTACCTCTTGTGCATACTTATCAAATGCACCCTTTGGTGTAATATCTATTTTTACACTTGCTTGTAATTGTTGTAATGCTTCTTGTGGTACATCTATTACTTCAGTTGTTGTTTCTCCTGTTTCTGTAGTTACTTCTTCTTCTAGTTTTACTCCATCAGGATTATATACTGTTATCATATCTAACCATATCTTTGATAAGTCCTCTAGGAATCCTTTAAAACTCATTGTTTGCTCTGTTAATGGTTGTTGTGATGCTTGTTGTACTGCTAGAATTGCTTTACCAGAAGCATCTTCAGGATTTACTGATCCTGTTGTTATATCTCCTGCTCCTGCTAATTCTCTAGTAGTTGAGATTAATTCAGTTTGTAATAAGTTTACATCTGCACTCATTTGACTTGGTGGTATGTTTGTAAATACTCTTTGAACATCATCTACATTCATTCCTTTAACTTTGATAGTTCCACCAACTTCATTTACTGCACTTGGATTTTGGATTTTATCTATTGCTACTACCTTTTGTGGGAATGCTGTTGATTTAGCTACTATTAATCTTCTCATAATAGTTTTATTTACTTCTATTTGGTTAGGTATTAAAGTTTTTACTTCTCCTGTACCTCTTGCACTTCCTTCTAAATCTTCCCATAAGAAGTGTGCTACTGGATATAATGTTAATCCACTATCTGTATCTTTCTTAACATCACAATATCTTGTTGCTTTTGCATAATGTACTGTTCCATCTTGCTTCCATAGTTTTGTTATTAATGTACACATATCATCTATTTCTAACTTTGCTGCTTCACCTGATTCTTCAAATGTATCTTTATCTCCCTTTATTAGTTTGATATCACTTTCACTTGTTCCCTCAAGTCTTGCCATTTCTATTACTTCTATTACTGGCCTTCTTTGTTTTATTAAGATATATGGTTGCTTTTGTATATCAGGATCATTTTCATTTCCATAGAAGATATTATTCTTCTTTAGTATTTCATTCTCTACTTCTTTATCAGTAGTATTCCAGTTTGCATACATTAATCCTTCAGAGTTTATTGCTGCATCTTTTGTGATTGTTCTATTTACTACATCTAGATTGTCTTTTTCCCATATTCTAGATGCTTTCTTATTTAACATCTCACATATTCTTTCAGCATTCTTTCTAAACTCTTTATTCTCAAAGTTTTGACTTGAATAGTTTACTGCATATAAGTTACTATGTAATACTCCAGTTTTATATCTTACTATTGGTTTTATAAAGTTAAGTTGTACTGGTTCTACTCCTTTTAACTTTACTCCTGCCCATTGATCCCCATTGTAGAATCTATAGTTCTTGTCTGTTTCATCAAACATATTTATTGTT